CTATCAACGGCGTGACAAGCCGCTATACTGACCATTATACTATGAGACCAAAAATTGTAGTAGTTGGAGAGTACCACTCACTTCTCTCTTTATTCCCAGTGGATTTGAACCGGTGTCTCAACTACTTTAAAACGCACTTGAGGAACTTCAGTCTACATACTAGGGATCCGTCTTCCTGTTCTGTGCTTTCGTCATTACTGCTAGGGGTTGTGCCGTTGCTCGAAGCCTTCGTGTAGTATAACTGCGGTCTCCCGTCGGAGGATATCAGAAACTTCCGCTGGGTTATACTACCTAGCACGCCTAGGTAACCTCAAATGTGTTTTAAAGTAGTGCTTGTTGCCAAGCAAAACTAGCACTACTCGAATAATTTTTTAATGAACTCTGTAACTAACTCAATCATTTGTTACTGTTAATTGCTTAACATGTATGTATTATAAACTGTTTACCATTTCTTTGCAAATTTGGTGTTGTTGTTACGCTACACACTTGTTGTCTCAACTAACTTGTTAATTTCTTAACATGTATCTATTATAGCGCGAGTGTCATTTGCCCACAAATGTTGTGTTGCATAAACGCAACACTTAAATACTGTATGAATATCAACATCATTGACAATGCAATTGAACCAGAATTGCAAACTGCGGTTTGGCAATATCTTTTAAACCAAACTTGGTACATGCAATACAAACAGGACGCTTCAATTGACGCCTATATTCCCAGCGAGCATGGACTAGCAGTTCCCAATCAAAATCCCATCAGTGCCGGCGGTACGTTTCTAGCACGAGCGCCCTTGGCAAAAGATGTACATTACCTAAAAGCCCGACACACCTTATTGCACACACTGTGGCTCAAGATCAATCATGCACTAGGCAACGGCTACGAGTTAACTGGTGTTCCCGAAGGAATCAACTTGCCCGATGACTTTGCACCGCCTCGATCCATTGTGCCCACTCCCGATTCAGGATGGCGAGTGTATACCAATGCTCAGTATCAGGAAAACATCAAACACAGTCACGGTGTACACCGCGACAATCCCAATCTCGACGATGCCACAAGTGCCACCATACTGTACGTTGCCAATTTGGAATGGTATCCCACTTGGTTTGCCGAATGTGTGTATTACAACAACCAAAACACCGGTGATACACAACAATTTCAAGTCAGCGATTCAGCTGCTCAACGCAGAAACTTTGACATAGGATGGGCCAGCCAAATTGTCAGTCCTGTGCCTGGAAGAATCATTGCTTACGATGGGCGTACTCTGCACACCACTCGACCTGCAGCCATATGGGCACCAGTGCCTCGAGTGGTTGTAGCGTTTCGAGCACGTCAACGTTGATTGGTGGAAGCGGTGAGATTTTGGCGGAAGGCTAGAGAGTCGAACTCTAAAGGCGTTATTAACGCTCGACGGTTTTCAAGACCGGTTCCATCGCCATTTGGATTGGCCTTCCATTACTCATATAAACTTACAAAGTCTTTACCGTACTTGTTTTTAACATATTCAAGCACAGGTTCTAAATCTTTTTCATATAAAACTTTTACATCTGGATTCGCCTTCAACTTTGCTAGCCATTGCTCAGTTTTAAATCCCTTAACTTCTGTTGTAACACCTTGTACTATAAAATCAGGAATGTAATTTTTGACTATCCCTTGCCAAACGTATTGACGTTTTGATGTATTTCTTTTAATGTCTATATTGTGTTCTAAACAATAAACTACATACGCAAGTTCCCAACTACTATCACAAAAAAATCCCTTGTACCATCCTTTTTTACCTCTTCCAGAACCTTGCACATATCCACCAAGTTTACGTTCTTTGGCAACTACTGATAAACGCTTTTTAGTTTCTTCTGTATGTGGGGTTCCTTCTAGGCCAGTCATTCCTTTATTCCAAGCTGTTTGCAATCCTTCTTTACCTTTATTCCAAGGAGTAGATCCTTTTTTGGCATGGGCATTAGGAGATTTGGCACGTTGCACTCTATCTGGATTAGACTTGCAAAAGGGTTGATGGGCTCCAAGGCCACCTTTGTTACTATAAGTTTTTTGGCAATATAAACAAGTATTCATAACTTTATTTATACAAAATCAACACAAATGCAATAAGCCACACTTCCCAATAGGTAACACAACACCACAGTTGGAACACTTATCTTGCGAACTGCCCCGTCATAGTTTATCAATCTATCGGCTTTTTTCGTCTGGGTGTTGTATTCTAAAACACACCAGTTATCACGGGATCCGTGCCTGCCTCGGTGGGCTCTCATTGCCCCCAGGAATTGTCATCTCGTGTGTTTTAGAATACCCTCTTGTGAGAGGATATGCTAGAGCTCGACCCTAGCCTGCAATTTTTCTCCTTGTGGGATTCATCCTGCAGTCCGCCCGTTTGAGATTTTAATGATCTCAGGACCTCGTTTCCTATAACATTCTTTGCCAAATTATAAACGTTTTGCTTGCTCAGCAATCGCTCGGGCAGTAGCCTCGGCACGTTTTAACTTGGCTTCTAATCTAGCTAACCTTTGTTCTGGTGTTAGAACAGAAGGCACATGCTGTTTCAATTTCTTTTTCTCTGTTCCCATTTTCTTTCCTCATTAAAAAACCCTGGGTGTTTAAGCCAGGGTTTAAGTTAAAATACGATTGCGTTGTATACGTTAACTTAAACCCTCTCTTGGTTCACGATCACTTGTAATTGATACGGGCATCGCATTAAACTGTGACCAATAGGCTGCCCCGCCTAAATTGGCTATCAGTTGTAGTTGCGAATGTTTAATAATGTTTTGCATCATGTTTGTATTGTAATTTATTTATGATTCGTTGTAAAGTCTTTTGGATAAATTGTTGTTTTTGTGCAGAAATAAAAACAGGACTATTGCTAGTCCTGTTGGGGCTTGACTGTGCAACAGTTTAGCTGTTTTTGATTTTGTCCAACAAACCTGGAGTGAATGTTGGTTCAAACTTGTCATAAACCACTTTGGATTTCGCTTTCCATTCGGCTTTTTCTTCTGCAGTCAATTCATGTACATTGACTCCTTGAGCAATCAATTTGGCCTTGGCTTGCTCGCCGTCCTCGATGGTTTTCAAACGCTCTTTACGTCCAGCATCAATAGCAGCTTGTTTGATAAGAGCCCGAACTTCGGGACTCAATGAATTGAAAAATTTATCGCCAATGATCATGGAGGTCAAGAACAAACTGTGTTTGCTGTCAATAACACTTTTCGTAACTTCGTCCTGTTTCAAAGGGTACACACGACTGTATACACCTTCACCTGCATCGCACTCGCCTGCCTTGATGTGGGGCGCCAAGTCTTCAATTTCACAGATGTGGATGTTTTCTTTATCCACACCCAGTGCTTTGAAAGTTTCTTGTGCAACTGGGTTACGATTAGTTCTTATCTTCATCCGTTAAGCCCTTGAGTGAATTTACTTTTTTGTTTGATAACACATTACGGAATCCACCGCTGTATGTAAATGCCATACCGCGTACATTGCTTTTTTCTGTGATCTTGTCCAGCAAGAACTCGCCAACTTCGCCTTCTAGCACACGAGTTGCATGCTCGTGATCTTCAAAGATGAATGGCATGTCTAGTGCCAACATGTCGTGATCATAGCGTTCGGCCAACCAAGTGGTGTACATTTGGCTCATTTCAATTTTGCCTTGCTCCATTAGGTCCAATAAGTCGTGTTTGGTAACCATGACACCATCGTTGTACTTCATGCTGTACTCGCCCAATGTCATTACTTCTACTTCAATTTTCTCTACTGATTGTGCTGAGTTCAAATAGTCTTGAAAGTCTTTGGCGGCTCTTAGAAAAAGATCCAAAGGCTCATGTGCTATAACCCAACGAATCTTTGTGGTTTTGCTCATAATAATTTCCTTTATATGTGGGGGATTGTTTAATCGACTGACTAACAATATTATTTAGCCCGGGGAAAGAAATTCACCGGATAAATACTAAAAAGGAATAGCAATGACCTGGACTACAGGAACTATCAACACTCCCGAGGCTTGGTCAGGGATAGCACACGGCAATGGTGTTTTTGTCACTGTAGCCAACATCAGCGCAAACAGCAGTTACAGCACCGATGGTATAACCTGGCATCAGGGCACAGTGGAATATGCCAGTCCCAGCAGATATCTCACCAGTATACTGCCAGTAAAAGCCTATTGGCAAAGCATTGCATATGGCAATGGCAAGTTTTCAGCTGTGGCCACAAATGCATACCATGCCTTCAGCATAGATGGCAAGAACTGGAGTTTTAGTTCGCTAGCCAATCCTAAAAATTGGAAAAGTATTGCCTATGGCAACAACTACTTTGTAGCAGTGGGCTCGGGATTTGTCACCAAAATGGGCTATCCTTACGGCAATCGTGTGGTGGCAGTAACTCCAGATCCACACGACTGGGCTGGTAGTTTGATGGATGTGGGCTTGCCTTGGAACAATGTTGCCTATGGCAGTGCAGGATTTGTTGCCATCACCAGTAACAGCAACGCCAGCAGTACCAGTACACGTGGTGCCAGCTGGACTACAACTTATAAGATGCCAGCAAATCAGAATTGGACTGCTTTGACTTATGGCGGCGGTCGATATGTAGCAGTGGCCGCTAACTCAGCAACAGCCGCATACAGTACAGATGGAGTCAATTGGACTGCAACTTCAATGCCTACAAATAGCAATTGGAGCAGTGTGGCTTATGGTAATGGTACCTTTATCAGTGTGGCCCGCAACAGTGCCAATGCTGCAGTCAGTAGCGATGGTGTAACTTGGCACATAGAAACGATGCCGGCTACACAACCTTGGACTGCCATCACATTTGGCGAGGATAGGTTTGTAGCCGTTGCTTGCAATACTCAAGTGACTGCGGTTAGAGTTTAACTGTTCAACACCTTAGCAGCTGAATTAATCACTGAGGCAATACGTCCAATGTCACGTAATTGCTCTACAGTATAGCCTTCTTTCTTTAGTGTCTCATAATGAGCTTTGACACAGAAGTGACACTTGCCCACAATTGACGCAGCCAAACTAAATGCTTCAAAGTTGCTCTTGGTTGTACCGCCATGTGTGGCAATAGCATTCATGCGTAGGCCTGCAGGTAATCCAGCAAGTGCAGGATCATCAGCCATTTCAACATAAGGATACCATACATTGTTTTGGGCCATGATACTTGCGGCTGTCATTGCTGCATCTGCATGTACAGGAGCATCTGCTAGTAGTACTGATAACAATTTACCATTACCAGTTGCGGCCAGGGCGGCCACTGCACATCCCATAGCCACATCTGCATCCAATGAGCTACGAAGCAATACTGCATCCATGTTTAACTTGGTGTCTTTAGCGTAATCAGGCAATGCTGACTTTACTGCGTCAATGAATGCCATATTATGCTCCTAATGTTGCGCCACCTACTGTGCGGTTACATGCACATAGCTCGCCAGTTTGCAATGCGTCCAAAATACGTAATGTTTCTTCTGGGCTACGACCAACATCCAAGTTGTTTACAGTAATGTGTTGGATTGTGTTGTCGGGATCAACAATGAATGTAGCACGTAATGCAGCACCAGCTGGAGCATAGAATACGCCCAACTGCTCTGCTAAACTCAATTCACCACGTTGTGTGTCAGCAAACTGCGTGTGTGTGATCTTGATTAGGTCTTCATGTGATTTTTGCCATGCCAATTTGCAGAACTCATTGTCTGTGCTACCTGTTAGCAATACTGCATCACGATCTTCAAAATCACTGTTTAGTTTGTCATAGGCAACGATCTCTGTTGGACATACAAATGTAAAGTCCTTGGGATAGAACACGATTACTTTCCACTTGCCCGCGAAACTGGTTTCGTCAATTGCGAAGAAAGCATCTTCTGGTTGTCCGGGCTTGACGCCTGTCACTGCAAAGTGAGTTAATTTATCTCCGATTGTTTTCATAATTTTCTCCTTTAAATGTTGTTTTGAAAACTTATTAGTGTTTCTACTAATGTTCTTATTGTAATAGTATTTAACAATTAAATCAAGCAATTTAATAGTATTTGCTAGAATATTTTTTAATGGAGCTTATAGGAAAAATTTATTGCTTTAATTTTTTACAGTTATCGCCGTGCCATCTATTGTAGTTGGCCATATTTGCGACTACCTTATTGCAATGTGCACAAACAAATTTTGGCTTTTCGGCCATTTTTTGTCTTCGTTTCTCAAGTACCTCTGGTGCGAGAATTTTTCCTTTGAGTCTCTCGCTTGCGGCTTTTTTCATTTCGTCGGTCCATTTTTTACCGTAATTGGGATTTTTCTCGCCTATCATGTCGGTGCGACCTTTGAATCGCAAACCAACCAATCGTTTGAAATTTTCACTTTTGGGTCTTTGTCCCACTCGTCTTGAACTTTCAATTTGTCGTTGTTTGCCTTCGGGAGTATACGTTTTATTTTTACCTGCTTCACGCATGCGTTGTATTTGTTCAGGGGTGTACATCTCTTCCCAAGTTTTACCACGCTTGGCTGCTGCGGTTTTTTCAATTGCTTCTGGAGATTTTTTAAACCCGGTCATCCGCTTGGCAAGGGCTTCTCGTTGTTTGATGCCTTCTGGAGAATCAAGAAACGCTCGGCGTTTTTCAATCATTTTGGATTTGAATTCGGGGTCGGCCCATCTTTCTTTAACCGCGGTTGTAATTCTTTCCCTAACCTCGGGCGAGACGTTTGATGGTTTGCCCCATGCCGGACTTAATGGCCCTTTTAGTGTTTTGAGATATGCTATTCGCTCAAGTCTGACAGACTCAAATAGTCTACTGTTGATTCTATAGCCGGGCTTGTTATATGAGCCATCTTTCATGATGCTCATGGCATTAAAAGCATGAACCATTTTGTTATGGTATCCCTCGCCCACATTCATTTTCCATAGCAGTGCATGCGCCATGTAGTGTTCTTTTGCTGTGAGACGAACAATATTATCTTTGTTGTCTGAGCCGCCCCAGCTTTTGGGAATTACATGATGCCCCTCGGTATAAAGTGCTTTAGGCAACACTCGTGATTGTGCTTTTGTTATTAGTGCACTATACCATTTACTGTATTTGTTTTCTATTAATTTTGCTTTTTCAGGCCATTGAATCATTGATACTCGCTTGATAGAGTTGTCTATTATAGATAAATTATATATTAAAAAAGATTAGTTTGCAAGAGTCTAACGACGCTCGCGACCTATGCCACTGCTGGCAGTTTTCTTTCCGGGACGTGCAATAGCATCTGCGCCAATACTGTGTTGCTGACCTATTGTGCTGATTTTTTTATCGACTGCAACTGTGTCCACTGCGGGTGCTTCGTCTTCTTTGCTTTTCTTGGCGGGCTTGGCACCGCCCTTTAAAATCTCAAATGTAAAGTTACCTTTGCCCTGTGTGCTCATATATGCCTTGCTGGCATCAAGTAACACACCGGTAACAGTGTCACTGGGATATACTGCGTTGAAGCTTTCAATTACAATATTGTTGCCCATTTCTTTTGCAGTGGTATACATTTGCACCAAAGCACTGCGATTTAGAATCTTACTGGCTGCTATACCAAATTTGGTGTTGGTGTTGACATAGTCAGCCACTCGATACGCAATGGCTGCTACCAAATGCTCTAGTGGAATAATCTTGCTCATGTCCTTGGCTTTACGATCAGTGTAAAACTTTTCTAGACGCTTGCTTAAAATTCCCGAACCAATGATGTCATCACTAGGACTATAACTTTTTAATGCAGTCACTTGCGGAATCTCGTTGGGATCAATTATTTTAAACTTTGCTGCCAGTGTCAATGGTGCCATGATGTGACCTTTTTCAAAAATTGTCTGCAACATGTCAATTTCGTCTTTGTATTCTGCAGCCAATTTTTTACCGTCAGGAGAAACTTCTAATTCTCTAATACTGGTCAACAGGTTGCTGACACTGGCATTGGCCCCTGATTTGCCTTTACTGCTTAACTTAATACGTGCGCCATCGGGACTGGTCAACAAACTGTCATACAATCCGCCACTGACGCCTTGGTGAAATTTAATTTTACAATTTTGATAACTAGCACCTTTGCCAAAGAATATGTCAGCAGCTTTGCCAGCATCACCTTCCACATTCATACCTTTGACCAGTGCAATGGGTTGTAGCATTTCACAGAAGTAATCTCTAAATGCTTCAAGATTCATGTTGCCTTTGGGCACAGTAATCGGGAATGCCCGTGATGCTAGAAATATTCTTGCAGCATTTGCTTCGTCACTGTCTGGGCCAAAGTGGTCAGTGATTTGTCTAACAATGTCCACTGGGCTCAAATCTTCAAATTGTGTTAATATTTCACTGGCTTTGTAGCCAGCACTTTCTTTTTTGCCCAATCCACTCTGTAATTTAAATCCACCCGGTATATCGTCTGTGGCAAAACTGTTGTCGGTTTTGTTGGGACTGATTTGTTTAAAATACTTGCCTAGATAGTATTGTCCGCCCTGTATATCAAATGTGGCTATGCCAAATCCCAGGGTACTGGCGTTGCGCCGGTTGACCCAATGTATATTCAATCCCAGGGCCTGTATGGCTTGATCCATCTCTTCGGGAGTGGCAAATTGCCCTCGTGCAGGATAAAACTCAATTGATTGAAACGTGATAACATCGCCATTGGCATTGGCGTATTGTTCGCCAGGTTTTCTAGCAGCAAGGCCACGGCCTTCTGTTATAGGGGCAGATAAGTTTTCAATTAGGGTAATTAGGTCACGAAAATTAGTCATAGTCAAGTATTTATTAGTTTTTAGCGAAACGCCAATCGCGATCTAACCAATTGAATATCAAGTCTTCTTGGCGCACATAGCCAAACTTGTTTAAACTATCGGCAACACTGTCGTTGACCACTCGACGGTCCACTAGATCGTGCCAAGTAGTAGTACTAATATCAAATGGTTCGCTATTTTTATATACTGCAAAATGTATCCAAGGATTGTTTTGTTCCATGAAGATATAGCAATCTCTACAATCAAATCCCGATACTGCCAGCATGTACATTAGATTACACACATTATAGTGATAATAGCATCCGTTGTAACTGCGTGTTTGAATTCTATCATATTGGTAGGTTTGATGTTGTGGCAAACTCAATACCAGCATGCCATTGATATTCATCATGGTATTCCAATTGCGCAAAGTTTTCAGTGGATCCAGCGCATATTGGAAACTGTCATGACTCCACACTAGATCCACTTGTCTGGGAATTAGTCGTTCACTGAAGTCGCCTTGTATTGCTATAACGTTCTTGTTTTTTAATACTTCTTCGTCAATTTGCTTTATGTTTTGATCAATGGCGTAACACAAATAGTTTCGCGGCTCTTTGGGCTCGTCTCGAGTTTCTAAAGTGGCCCACCAATTGAGATCTAGTCCGGACCCACACCCCATGTCGGCCACCACTTTGATTCCGTCTAAAAAACTGTCGTAGATGTAAAGCATATCCAAAATAGTTCGACTGTGCTCGTGACTGGCGTATGTGCTTTTAAATTGATCCATCGGTTAATATATCCAATACTACTGTTTCTTTAAATTTTTTAAGGCGGGGTTCTAATTGATGGCATGCTTCGGCTATGTCATTGGGTTCTCCCCAGGCACGTTGTGTTGCCAAATGGCTAGCCCATGTTGCACAACTTTCTTTGGCTATTTCCACATCCAATGCATTATGATAGGGACGAGCACGACAACAGGCATTGTATTCGGCCAGCAATTCATCTGCACGTTGATGCCAATCCATTATATCAATTTCCTACTTCCCAGATAGGGCACTACTAGTTCGTCAACAAACTTAATGTGTTCCTCCCTTACAGGATGCTGCCATTTAATGGGCCATTCTTTTGTCAAACTGTCAGGTGTTATTCCCTTGCACCATTCATACTCGCCCAAAATTGGAAGAAATTTATCAAAATCAATTTGATCATGTAACCATATGGCTTCGGGGTGGGCAATAAAGTCCTGAGGCAATGTTTCTGATGTAAACGTTGTCATGAAATATTTTACCCCAAGAGTCTCTAAGAAATTCTGCAGGGCCAAGATGTTTTCCAATGTTTGAATCACACCAGCTAATAAATCAAAATTTAAATAAAAATTTTTAGCATAATGATTGTCCCATCCTTGGTTAACCAATATCCAATTGCCACTGCTTTGCTTGTCGTCAATATACTTAACAATGTTGGATTGTGGTTTAAAAACATCGTCAGGATTTATACGGTCCTGAGTGAACAGTTCATGTCTTGTAAATCCGCTCCACATTACTCCAACCAATATGTTGTTTTTGTCCACTGTTTTCAGCAACTGTGTTAGTCTATACATTACTTTCTTTTTAATGAAGCCGTTGCCCGAACCACCTTGACCTTCATTTATTAATCTATAGTCTATTCTTTTGACCAAATGATTGGGCCAACATTCTGGACCAACAGTAAAGCTACACCCACCTGTGAGTAAAATTTTATCAGTCAAACTACCACATCCTCCATACCCGCAGTTCTTAAACGAACCACGTGTCCCAGCATAAAGTTTTTGCTCTCTATGCCTTTCATTACTCCCAACCATTTGTTTCTCAACAGTGCCACTTCGTTGATAATGGTTTCAAAGTCAATCACTTCGTCCTCGCCATCCACATACTTTTCTGCATCTCGACTGGTGAGTGCTCGAGCATACGCTTCCAAATACTTTTGAAAATGCTTGCGGCGAATTTTGCGTAACTGTATGTTCAAGTATTCAAGTACAGCTTCAATTTCTTGAAGCTGATTGAATCTATGCTCGGTCAAGCCTGGTAAGTTACTGAGTGCCCGTTCAACGTTGCCTTGTATCTTGATCTCGCCTTTGGCTGAAATCAGCTCGTGATCGTAATAGTCAATAAAAGCGGGAATTTGGCCAAGATCAGCTACTACTCGATTATACCACATTACTCGTCTTCGTCGTTATAGTTGTCTTCTTCTTCCATTACATATTCTTTGAGTGCTTTCTTTAGATTGCCGTCGGTGGCGCCAAACTCTTGCAAGTCGATATCGCCTAACATATCTACTAGCACACTCATTAAATTGTCTGCAGCCTCTTGTCTATCCTTGGCTGGAATATACTGTTTTAAAATTGTGTAGGCCTCGCCCAATACATCTACTTCAATACTCATTCTGCTGCTTCCTCTTCTGGTTGTTCAACTGTGGTGATTTTACTAAGTCTATGTGGGTTTGCAGTAACGTCAATCATTACACGGTCTAGGCAACCATCGTCATTGCGTTCCCAACCTTTACGGAACTTCTTGATAATTTCTCCGTCAGTAGTAGTATATACCAAACTGTTGCCTTCTTTTTTAAGTAGGTCTTTGCCTTCAACCAAGTCAGTTAGGCCTGAGTAAGGATTCATACCAGTTTCGTATGGTATCTTGACTTGTACTGTCTCAAACGGTTTAGCGTAACGTGTTTTCATGATCTTGCAAGCGGCTCTAATACCTTTTACTTCCGAAATCTTGTTGCCATCCTCGTCTTCTTTCAGTTTCAACTTACGCATAGCAACCACAATTGAACTTGCGTAAATGAATCCCTGTCCACCTGATATCTTGTCATCAGGATCAAACATGTCTTGGCTGGCATAAGTATGTGCTGTACATACCAATCCCAAATTTAAATTACCAAACATATTTACGCAATTGCGCACCAACGATGCCAAGGCCTTGGGTTTACGGCCCATGTCACCCTTCATGTCGCCGGCTTCGAACTGGTTAACGTCAGTGGGTGTCAGCAACATGCCCAAACTGTCCACTATAAACAACACCTTGGGACGTTCTGTTTCGGGCAGTATTTTGTATTCTTTAACAAACCCGCTCACCATTTTGGCCACATCATCAATCATGGCCATATTGAGTTTGAGTAATTTGTCCTCGCTTGTGTCAACGCCAAGAGCATGCAACCACTTCTCATCCAGTGCATTTTCTGTATCAATCAAGATGACATAAATACCCTCTTTTTGTGCATTTGCCACCAAGTTACCACTGCAAATAAAACTTTTACCTGCACCCGATTCGCCAGCAAACACAGTAACCTTGCCCATGGGAATACCTTTATTAAAGTCGCCCGAGATAAGATAGTTCAATGCATAGTTGTTGGTCGAGATCCAGTCTGTGGGATCGTTAAAACCCACAGATATACCATCGATGCTTTTTGTGATTGATTTTCTAAATTTGCTTACGTCAAATGGTTTTCCCATGATTATTTTCCTTGTTGTTCAAATACGTTGTTGGGCACATTTCTTTTGATCAGTGCCATAAAGTCTTGTTTGTTGTTGGCCTTGGGTGCACAAAACCCACACCTGCAAATGTCCTTAACACATTGTATAACAGGCATGCCATTGGTGTCAAGTTGATTTTGCAGTGTTTCTAGTATTTTGGATGATTCTCTCAATTGGCCCAAGGGTTCTATCTTGCCGGTAGTACTAGTCATACAATCTTTATTGGTATATACCGCGCCATCTAGTTGTCTTACAAACAAAAAGAACCAGTTTACACTACAATACCAATCTCGGAATCCCTGATGCGGTACAAAACTCACGTTGCTTTTTAAATCATTATTGAGGCTCAAACGTCTTCCACCGCAACAGGACCTTCCCTCATTGATACTGAGTATTTTTTCATTGGCTCCAATTTGAGATATCTTTTTTGTATATGCTAATTTTTGACTTGTTGGTACTTGGTTGATCCAAAATGTTTTCAATTTGTCAAATTGATCTGAGGTGTAGGCCCATGCCAGATCTTCGTTGTCTACAGGCTTGGCCACATACCTTAGCTCGTTATCCTTACAAAATTCTATTAGTCCCTCACAATCTTGAAATAGTTCCAAGTTGTTATGCATCATCACCACGCATTTGAATTTTTTATTATTTTCTTTGAGATATAGCACGTTGTCTTTATACTGTTGCTTTTGCTTGACTAAAGATTCTGCATGATAACTGACTGTAAATTCATCAATCAAAGGAACAACACGGCTCCACTGGGTTTTTCCCACAATTGCATTGGTGGTGCAAGTTATTGTAAGATACCAATTGTTTTGATATTGTAAATATTTTTCTCTACAGGCTACAAGTATGTCAACAATGTTGGGGTGGAACAAACTCTCTCCACCATATACATTAAGCACAACCTTGCGCTGACTTGTTTTTTTATGTTGCATATACTGATCAACATATTGGTACATAAAATCAATTGAGTCTAGACATTCTTGCACTGGTGGATGGTTGGTGGTATTATCGTGTCCGCCCGCTATTCCTGTTGTGCAATAGCTGCAATCAAGATTACACAACTTGGTGACTTCCCAATCTATTAGGAAACTTGGAATGTTGGCAGGATCTAGAGCAAAGCCTATAGATGTTATATCATTCATTTATCACTATGTTGTTAATAAATTGATGCTTGATCAATTTGGCTCTTGCATCCTCTACATCAACAGTACGACCCAAGCACATTTGACCATGCCCTAGAGTTTTGTCATAGGGATCAATATTGTTTTTCTCAAACCATTTTTGAAATCCAACCTCAGAAAAATAATCGTAATCTTCAAGATGTAAAATGGCTTCTCCGCTGTAGTAGTGTAGATTCTCAAAAGCCGGGTAATTTAGTGGCAAATTGTCTTGATATAAATCATGAAAATCTTTGCCTAATTCTATATAATGAACACATAAGCTGCCAGCAGGCAATACAAATTCAGCATGTTGATAATCATCAATATCAAGAGGATGACGTCGAATAGAATCTTTATCAAAACTCACATGCAAGAATTTATTTATAGATGCCGCATCTTCTACCATGTGAATCATGTAGTTTAAATTTCTTATAGCTGATTTTAATTCGGCGTTTGCTACCAACATCAATCTAGTGGGACTATCAAATTTGCCACTCAGTCGCTCAAATTGACTGTGCAAGTAATTGAAATAGTTTTGATCTTGGTTGATGATGTCGTCTCTAAGTTCAATAAAATTTTTTACATATTGATTTATTGTGACTATGGAGTTTTTTAACAATTGAACTCGCTTGTTCAATGGCAAAAATCCCGCGAATGCTTCGTGTTGAACAAAAGCACAGTTGTCTAGGCACCATTGCAATTCTTTTGTCCATTTACGAACAAAAGCATTATCGTCGAGCGTGATGTCAAAAGACGCCTCACCCGAGGCACCTAGAACAACTGTCAGTTTCATTAGCTAGAGGCTTTGCGATTTCTAATCATTGCCAAAATGTCTTCGGCTTTTTGACTTGAAGGCTTGACTTCTGTGGGAGTTACCACTGGTGCAGTTGCAACAGGAGCATCATCATCGGGTTCTACTGTTGCAATAGGAGTTGCCACTGCTGGCTTGGCTTGTGCAACTGGTTTAGCTTCAGGTAGTGCATCTGCATCTACACCGCTACCACCTTTAAAGCCACTGGGCTTGTAGTAGTTGCTCCAACGATCGGGATCGTAAGGTTGTCCATCTACACTGGCTTCAAACATTTCCTTGATCACTCGCAATTCAACGTCTGTGGGCTTCTTGGGCAAAAAGTCGTTTAGGTCATATAAACCATGCTTTTCAATTGCTTCTGCTTCATCAGCATTGAGCGCAGTTTCTTTACGTGCCCAAGTGCTAGTGTTGTAGTCAGCATAACCACCTTTTGAAGTTTTCTTGATGTTGAAGTCAAGTCCAGCACTGTAGTCAGTGGGCAAGTTCTCCATGTCAGGATCCATCAGGGCGTTCTTGATCAAGTTAAAGATCTGTGGGCTGATGATAAATCTACGAATTGGATTTTCTGGAGTCTTGTCGTCTCCAATTGGGTTTTCTCTTACAAAGCCTTGGAACAGATAACTACGTTTCTTCCAATATTTGCGACCCATTTCTTCCAAGTTAGCATCCTTGAACCAAGGACGAACTTCGGCCAAGATTGGACATGCCTCGCCCCACATTTCCATGCAAGGTACTTGTACATTAACCATTTTACTATCTGCTTGGCCTTTAATGCCGGCAAATGGTAAACGAATCATTGCACGTTCTACCCAAAAGAAGGAATTTTTTGTATTTGCGTCGGGAAGGAATCTTACGCGAGCTGTTGTGTTTTCTGGAATGTTCCAGTGTGCGTAAATGGCGTTGTCGCCTTGTGATTTACCGCTACCGCGGTTCTCGTTCGCTTGTAGTTTTGCGCGAATTTCTGCTAGTGTCATGGCCATAATAGTCTCCTTAATGTATGCCTTAATGTTTTGTGCCTAAATATACAATGCACTCCCGCATTGTATAATAATATTTATGCCTAGTCAAGGCAAAAGGAGAATTTAGTTCTCCTTTTTGTTTTACCAAAATTTGGGTTTATATTATTTCTTCAATATTCCGCCTAGTTTCTCTAGTCTATGTTGTTGCTTCTTTCGTTCGGCGTTGGCGGCAGCTCGAGGAGCGTCGTCATTGGGGTCGTGCCCTATTCTTAGAGGATTATATAAATCATATTCTTTTCTTGCATCGTCGGCCTTCTTCTGTTGTGCCACAACAGCATCCTGGTGAGCTTGTGC